AGTCTAAAGAGATTGACTTGAAAGCGTTAAACTTGGCAATTCGTCCGGGGGACCGATGGGTATTCGTTGCATCTCTTTCCTCGGGGAATGATGCTCCGGTGACGGTCGGCGTAACGTGGTTAGATAGAGTATAAGTACAAAGCCAGGAGAGGATCGCTAGGCGTAATAAGTACGAGCAGGTAAGGCTAGAACAACAAAACTAAAGGACCAGCAAAGCAAATGGCAATAAAAGCATACGAAGCAGAAAAGACGATAGCTGAGATAGCCGAAGTTATCACACAGAACGCAAAGCGCATGGACTCGGCATTGGAAACTATGGCAGTCGCGAAGGCGCAGCTTAACGGCATGGCTACGGCCTACGGACCCTTCATTGTAGCATTGGATGCAGCGGCTGCGGCGAACCCCAACAGCGTGGTATGGACGCAACTGCTCGCTCAGAAAGACTTGTTTGTCTCTGAGTTCGCTGCTCTCAAGACCTATGCTGCTGCGCTTGAAGCTGCGGCCACCGGAGTCGTGCAACCCTAATGGCTACCCTCGGTTCACAGAGCCGTAAGATTAAGATAACTACCCCAGCCAGTTTGGTGGGGTCTGTCTTAACTGACTTCCCCACTCTGGTCACTGCGGCTAGTTTATCTCAGGCTGATGATGAAATATTCGACGCTGACGGATTGAACCCCGCCAATGCTGATGGTGGGGATATTCGTTTCTCATTGGACGAAGCTGGGACGGTACTGCTTGCCCGTGAGATTGTAGAGTTTACTCGGGATAATACCCCAGCAAATGGAACATGTGAAATTTATGTGAAGGTGCCTACCCTTTCCTCTTCCGTGGATACCGACATATGGTGCTGGTACTCTGATTCAGGGGCCAGTGAACCCGCCAGTGATGACACGCATGGCTCAGAGAATGTGTGGACGGATTATGAGTCGGTCTACCATATGGGAGAAAGCGACCCGTCTGCCGAAGGCCCGCAAGACTCTACGACTAACGCGAATCACATGACATATAGGAACGCTATGGTAGCAGGGGATTCGGTGGGTGGAATTCTAGGGGGTAACGCAAGCAAGGGTGCTGTGGAATTCTCAGGGGCGTCAAGTCAGGGTGCGAAGGTAGCTGTGAGCTTCCCAAATGAGCCAATGACATTTTCTGCTTGGTATACCCCAAGTACCTCCTTCAACAACACGATTATGGCGTTGTCGAGGGCCAACAACAACTCAAATTACATGCACTTCCTTCAGTGGTCCTCTTCCTCCTCGTTGGTAGGTAGGTCGCGTCGTTTTTCAAACGGGGATGCGACTATAAACCCACAGAATAGTAATGGTGTTCCAGGTTTCCATGCCTTCCGTCTAGCCAGTGACACCTCACGTTTCGTACACGACAATAATCAGGCCGAGGTGGAAAACACAGTAAGTCAGGCGGTGTCCTTCGTTGACCAATTAACAATAGCATTCCGAGGCATAGGTACTGGTTTTGGTACGGGGATATACGACGAAGTACGTTGGGCACTCACTGACCTAGGCGAAGCTGTGTTGGATGCCAATTTCGAGAATGGGAATGCCCCAGGTACGTTCGCCAACGGAGGTTCCCCAGAGGACGGAGTAAGCGGCGCGGTTGGAAACCCTTCATACTATTACCAACAACTAGCAACGGTGGCCTAATGTCTCAAATTTGGATGGACGTAGATACAGCTCTTGCATCGGTTCCCGTGAATGCGGTGGCGCTGATCGACGATACTGACTTTAAAACGATAGAGGATGCTGTCGTTTATAACCAAGCAGGGCTTGCCTTGTTCTGGAATTTTACAACAACTGCAGGAGTGACTACAGTTACAGCAGTTACCCCTACTACGGCTGGGGTTTACGACTGGACGGACTTTTCCACCTCTGGCTTCTACGGCATAGAGATACCAGCCAGCGGGGGCGCGAGCATAAGAAACGACGCCGAAGGCTTTGGGTTTTTCAGCGGGGTGGCTACTGGCATTCTCCCTTGGAGGGGGCCGACTATTGGCTTTCGAGCTGCGGCGCTTAACAACCTACTAGTGGATGATGCTTTTAGCGCTACTAGGGGGCTAGCGGGAACAGCATTACCTGCAGCGGCAGCAGATGCAGCTGGTGGCCTAGCTATTTCAGATGCAGGAGGCCTTGCACTGGATACGCTAGATAGCAACGTTAGCGCAGTATTAACAGATACAGCAGAGCTGGGAGCCGCAGTAGGTGCCAGCATTAGCGCTGATATAGCTGCGGTTAAGACAGATTCCGCAGCAGTACTGGTAGACACCGCAGACATGCAGCCTAAGCTAGGTACCCCCGCTGCTGACATAGCTGCAGACATAGCAGCTGTTAAAGTGGATTCTGCTGCGGTACTGGTAGACACAGCTGAGCTAGGTGCCGCAGTGGGTGCAAGTATCAGCGCTGATATAGCTGCGGTCAAAGCAGACTCAGCAGCCGTATTGGTGGACACTGCAGATATGCAACCTAAGCTAGGAACGCCTGCGGCTGATGTGTCTGCTGATATTGCAGCTGTTAAATCTGAGACAGCCCTCATAGTAGCAGATACCAACGAGCTACAAACAGACTGGGTTAACGGCGGCAGATTAGACTTGCTAGTAGACGCAATAAAGCTAGTAACAGACTTGCTGCCTGACGCTGGGGCATTAACAGCAATAGGTGTAGACACGGCCAGATTAACAGCAGTACGCGCAGCTATCCTAACAGATTGGATTGATGGTGGAAGGCTTGATTTGCTACTAGATGCAATTCCCACTACGGCAATGCGAGGTACAGATTCGGCAGCGCTTGCGACTGTTTTGGGAGCAGCTGTAGGCGCAAGTATCTCAGCAGACGTAGCAGCTGTGAAAGCTGAGACTAGCTTAATAGTAGCTGACACTAATGAGCTACAATCAGATGACGTACCTACTTTAATAGCAGCGCTAAATGACATCTCTGCTGCGAACGTCAACACAGAGATGGCAGACGTAATGAACACAGATACACATGCGCAACCTGGTCAAGGAGCACTTCCAGCTACCGCTAGCTTTGAGCAGATGATTACCTATATCTACAAGTTTATGCGCAACAAAAGTACACAGGATGACTCAGACTTTAAAGTTTACAATGATGATGCCGCTACAGTAGACCACAAAGCAACAGTTGGCGAATCCGGCGGCACGATCACGAAGGGTGAAATAGTAACAGGCCCATAGCAGATGGCAATAGACAATAACGCTAAAAAAGCAAGCTTGCTAAATATGGCAACTCCCTGGCCTACTATGGGGCCGTTGCTAGATGGCGCATTTTCCCAGGGCGAACATCAACATTTACTTGGGCTATATAGCGGAATACTGGCAGCAGAAGACACCGCAGCCGAAGTAACCGCAAAAGGGCAAGTAACCGTAGTGCGACAGCGGGAGCGTTCTTTCAGCATAGCCGAGGCACCACGTAGTACTAGAGTAGCTGAGCAAAACCGCACAAGGACTATATCATAATGGCTACGGCAACACTTACAAAAGATCCAGATTCAGTTTTAGATTTTAGCTTTGACTACACCCTCTGGTTAAACGGCGATGACATTAGCACTTCTACCTGGACCGTACCTTCTGGGCTGACCGAGCCTAATGCGTCTACCAGCGATACGAAGAATGCAACTGTTTGGCTTGGTTCTGGAACAGAGGGCAGCTCTTACGTCCTGCTGAATAGGATTGTAACTGCAGGTGGCCGTACCGAGGATTTCAGCTACACAGTATATGTAATTGAAAGTGCGACTGGACTTCCGCCCTCTGCTGTGGTATTATTAGATGAGTTCAAACAGCATGCTAGAATAGTAGGCACACAGCATGACGCTGTACTACAAGCCTACTTAGATACAGCAGAAAAGTACGTAGCCGAAGTAGCTAGAGTAAGGCCTACTAACACCACTGAAACGCTAGAGTTACCTTGTTTTCCCCTGAATAGAGCTGCTCGTCTGTATATGCCATGGGGACCGCTTAGCTCTGTTACATCTATTACTTACACAGATGCAGCTGGTTCTAGTCAGACAGTGGCAACTTCTGTATACGGGGTGAATACGACAACGCAGCCAGGTTTCATCCATCTGAAATATAACCAATTTTGGCCCACATCGCTACGGCAGGATGTTGCGCTACCCGATGTTGTAGTCATAACGTATGTTGCTGGTTACGGCGCTACGGGTGCTGATGTTCCTGCTACTATGCGGCAAGCTATCAAGTTGCTCGCATTACACTTGTTTGAGAATAGAGAAGCCACCACACCAGATGGCGTAAATCTGAAGGTCTTGCCAATTGGACTACAGGCCATGCTATCAAGTGATTCGCTAAAAGGTGTTCGCTAATGGCAAAACGCAGAGGCAAAACACGAGCAGGTCAGCTTTTTCACCTTGTGGATATTCAAGCAGGTACGAAGACAGACAGCAGTACGCTACGACAGTCTCTCAACTGGGCGACAGTGCTGGCTTCGTACCCCGCAAACGTGATGACGCTACGAGGTACAGATAGGGTAGATAATAACCTGGCTACAATGTTGGCAACAGCTACGCACCAGGTCTACCTTCGCCAACCAGATCCGGCAACAGTAGAGCTATCACCAGAGCACAGATTACTCTGGGGCAGCAGGATACTAGAAATTGTAAGCGTAATTTCAGATGACGGCAACCGCGATATTAACCTAACGCTAATGTGCAAGGAGCTAGTTCTCTAATGGCATTGCCCGTAGCTACCCGCAAGGGCGGCATCCGCATTGACTTTGCCGAGATGGTAGCGCTGCAAGAACTAATGGGCGTAACAGTTCCAGATAAGTTTGCAGCCAGAATCAACAGGGAAGCACTGCACCAGGCGTTCAAGCCGGTCAAACCCCTAGTTAAATCTGGCATCAGAGGCATACCTTACTACGACACTGGTACATATGCAAAGTCCATAATCCACAAGACCGTAAAGTACAAGAATTCTGGCACCGCTTTTTCGATAATTGGCCCTAACCCTAAAACCTCTGGACCGCCTTACGGCCCTCCTGCTATTGCGCCACAGCTAGGGATGAAGCGCAGGCCTGTAAAGTATGCACATCTGATAGAGCTAGGCGTAAAGAACCATGTGCTCTGGGGTAGGCGTACCAGTCGCTTTTTACCTGGCTACGCAGTACAGGAGCCAACTTTAAAAGCGAATGAGAAGCTAGTACAAGGACGCTACGCAGTGGGCTTTAACAAAGCGGTAAACAAGACAAAGGGGGATTTCTGGCGCATGTCAGCTAACTTTTCCCTGCAAGGAGAAAATTTTCCATATGTAACCTACCGCAAGCAGTCTGCCAGCAGAGACTACCATATGGCAGGATCGTCACAGCTAACAGAAACAAGTATAGAAGTCACCATATATGGTAACTATGATGATATAATACAGATAGGCGATTGGTTCCGCATTGCGCTTAGTGGGTACAGCGGCATAGTAACGCTGGGTGGGCGCAGTATCAACATACAGAGATCGCACCTGCAGCAAGAATCAGAGTCCTACACAGGGCCGCTGGAAGGTCAAGAAGAATTCTTAGATGTAGTTACGCAGATGTGGGAGTTTGCGCACTGTGAAACTGCCCCTGCGGTATAATAGCCATATGCATATGGCGAATTTTAATTAAGTAAGTTGACAAATTAACAGTAACAGCAAAAGTAACAAAGGAGATTAAGCCAGATGGCCGGAGCAATTGAAGGCACAGGAACAACTATAACGTTTGCGACCTCGGCATTTAGTGCAAACTTACTAAGCGTAGATGGCCCCAGCAGAACACGCGAGTCGATTGACTGTACTACTATGTCCTCAAGCACTATGGAGTACTTCCCAGGTACCTTGTTAGACGGCGGGGAAGTTAGCATAGAATTTGAGTACCATGGTGATGATGATCCGCCTATTGACGCTGCGAAAGAGTTAGTAACCATACACTGGGGCGGTGAAGCTGGATCAACTAAGACAACGATGACCAACACTTTTATGACGGCATTTAGTGCAAG